AAGCAGTATTTCTAATAGCAGTACAGCTAGTACTACTAATATAGCTACAAATAAATTCCTCGACGAGGTCGAGGGGAAGGAAAAACAAGTGGGTTATGAGTTCTTTGAAAAGACTTCGTCTCCAGATGATGAGACTCTTGCGGAGCGTGCAAAGCACCTGGCACAAAAGAAAACCGAGTATGCCGAAATTCGTGAGGCTAAGGCACAGCGCCGTAAGGACTTACATCGCTCTAAGATTTCTCCAACGGACTGGACATGCAAAGACGTCGCCTACGAGTTCGGCGACCGTATGGCCGACCTATGGTCAATCAAACCATTCAGTATCACTCAGTCCCGGTTTGTACAGGCACTCTCGGTATTCCGGAAACAGAATGATACGAACGGTGAAGTGGAGCTCAAGCTTATCGAGCTATTCTTCAGCACCCTTAAGCACGACAAATACACAGACGGTAATCACCTTTGGCGAGCATTCCTCTACAAAGCCCCCAGCTTGCTAACCCAGGCTCGTGAGAGTATCATCACGGTAGAGCAGATGGAAACGAACATTATTCGTGGCCAAGAACTAACCAACCGTAAGCTTGCTCTGCTAGACGAGGATGAAAATGTATAAGCCAAACGATTTGCCGGCCCGTAGACGGACTTGGGTGAAGATTGCAAGTATTCCCCCAGCCAAGCTCGGCTGGACCCTTGAGGACTGTTCTGACGTCTCTGCGGACGTAATGACAGCCGTCACTAAGTGGGTTTCTGCAGTTAATTCCAATAAGGTTATCAGAGCCGAGGGAAAGCAAACTTGTGGGCTTGGGCTGATGCTCTACGGTCTACCAGGTCGTGGTAAGACCACTATGGCTAATACTTTGATTCAAGAAGTGCTGCGTAAAGCCGTTCCAGAGATTCTAGGTATGGAACCGGGCAAGACAGTCTCTAGACCTGCCTATTTCATAACCTACAACGCGTTGCTTGACCTCAAGGGTGCGATCATGGAAGACCACGACAATGACGACGAGTTGCTTTACAACGGCATTCTTGGCGAGGCGTATGATGATGCTTACAATGTCAGGGTCTTAGTTCTAGATGACGTGGGTAAGGAACATGCCAGCGCGTCTGGTTGGCAGAAGAATATGCTTCACCACGTTCTTCGCACAAGGTTTAATAACGGTCTACCTACAATAGTCACTACTAACATCAAGATGGATGACTGGGAGGCTCACTATGGGTCTGCTACTCAGTCGTTTGTCCATGAGGCGTTTATCTACGTAAACATGGATTCATCTTCTGACTTAAGGAAGTAGTATGCCAGAGAATAGAAGACTGCTTCAAATATTCCTTAGCCATCGCTCAGATAGTCCAGGCCCAGGTATTTTCGAAGTAAGCACCACTCCAGATAAACATCTAACTTGTAACTGCCCAGGGTTTGCGGTTAAAGATAGCTGCAAGCACACGGCTCTAGTAGAACGCAGGATTGAAGAAAGTAATGGGATGTACCCGTTCGACTTTTCCGACAAGGTTACTACAGAGCAAATTAGAGTAGCTATGAAAACCGAACAGGCCTTTAGGGAGTTCATCATTAAGCACGCGAAAGTAGAGATTTACTAATGCAAGGAAATGACATTAGCAATTCTTTGCCACAACGTGTTATAGTGACTGCCGATGTTATAGTGGATGTTTACGAGGACGACAAAAAAGTCCTAGGATTTATACCAGTTAAAAAAAGACGAAAGGAATATAACCGGATGGTACTTAGCCACCTATATATGACTTCGCTTAAACGCGGTATTACAATGGAGTTGATTAGCTTTACGCACTCAGAAGAAGAAGTGGTAGAGTTAATGCTTCATTTAGACAAAGTCGGAACAAACCCGTTTCGTTACGGCTCGTCTTACAAATCGGTTGAGAAGTTAGTTAAAGAACTTCCTTATCGACCAGAGGTTATCGGTGTAATAGATATCCCATCGCGACTACTTCGGTATGGTCGATGGGGGATGGATTTTCCTTCATTATGAGTACAGAAACAAAACTAATCGGTGCGGCCATTCGTGTCCGCGACCTATCCCCATTATTTGAGCGCGGCGTATCAGACTCGTGGTTTTCCAACGAAGACGACAAACGTGTGTGGACGTACATGCGCACGCATTTCTCTAAGTACGGGGAGTCACCTAGCGAAGAAGTAATTACTGCTAACTTCCCTACGTACCGTATCGCAGAGCTAACAGATTCAATTGACTTTCTCCTAGATGACCTAGTAGACAAACGTCGTAAGCTTTCTATCAGCAATACGCTACGTCAAGCCGTAGAAGCAATCCAGACTGAAAAAGACCACGAAGCTGCTCTGCTACTTATGCAGGGTGGGCTAGTAAAGCTTGAAGAAGAGGGATTAAACAAGACCTCAGACATCAACTTGATTACAACTACAGAGTCCCGCTGGGAAGACTACCTATTTCGCAAGAACAACCCTGGCCTATTAGGAGTTGCTACAGGATTTCCTACCATTGACGCTGTTACTAATGGTTTGCAAAAAGGTCAGTTAATCGTTATCGTCGCTACCCCTAAGACCGGTAAGTCAACTCTTGCTTTGCAGATTGCTAATAACATCCACAAGCAAGATATGTCACCGATGTTCCAGTCATTTGAGATGACTAACCGTGAACAGCAAAACCGTTATGACTCAATGCGTGCACTGGTTTCTCACAACCGTTTGATTTCAGGTACCCTAACCAAAGATGAAGAAAAGCGATTCCAAGACTCGCTTGCTTCTATGGCCGATGACCCTACTAACTTTTGGCTTGTAGATGCGGCTCACGGTATTACTGTGTCTGCCATCCAGAGCAAGATTCAAACGCTTAATCCAGACGTTGTATTTATTGACGGTGTGTACTTGATGCTAGACGAACAAACTGGTGAGTCAAACACTCCACAGGCCTTGACTGGTATTACTCGTTCCCTAAAACGCTTGGCACAGCGCACAAACAAACCAATCGTTATTACCACACAGGCGCTTAACTGGAAGACTAAAAAGGGTAAGGTATCTACTGACTCAATTGGTTACTCATCATCATTCCTGCAAGACGCAGATGTTGTATTTGGCCTTGAGCGCGAAGATGAAAACGTAGACGATACTAGAACCCTAAAGGTTATGGCTGCTCGTAACAGCGGTAACGTAGAGGCATCCCTAATGTGGGACTGGGCAAGCGGATTATTCCGTGAAATGACTAGTGATGACGTATGAGACTAGAAGAGATGGAAACGGTACTACGCCGTTTAGATATTGAACCAGTCAATGCTCGTGGCTCAGAAATACTTGCCTTGTGTCCTGGACACAAAGAGATTACAGGTAAGGAAGACCGTAGCCCGTCTTGGTGGATAAACTCCGATACCGGTGCGCACATCTGCTTTTCTTGTGGGTTCAAAGGAAACCTATGGTCGCTAATTGCAACTGTGCAAGGTCTTAAAGACGCTAATGGTTTTCTAGATTACGCAGACGCTAAAGACTGGCTATATCTATCCTTTGATAACATACAGCTAGGCAGCCCAGAAGAAGAGCAAGAGCAAGAATCTGTATTCAAAGAAGTAGTTAACATCACAGAGTCTAGACTTGCTTTGTTCACTTTGCCGCCAGCACATGCGCTATCAGCACGTGGCTTTAAATACGAAGCTGCTGAGAAACATCAGCTGCTTTGGGATACCGCTCACTCAAACTGGATATCAGTAATTCGAGACCCGCATTCAAATAAATTACTTGGATGGCAGGAAAAAGGCTTTACTCGTCGTTATTTCCGAAACTACCCAACAGGTGTAGAAAAGTCAACTACGTTATTTGGGTATAACCGCTACACCGGAGGTCGCATGATTGTCGTAGAGTCTCCGCTTGACGTAGTAAGATTAGAGTCTGTGGGAATAACTGGAGCAGTATCCACTTATGGCTCTATGATTTCTAACGCTCAGATTGAGTTAATCAAAGAGGCAGATGAAATTGTGTTTGCTTTAGATAATGACGAGTCTGGCATTAACGCATCTAAGAAGATGCTAGAGCAGAACTTCGAGGCTTGGTACTTTAACTACGGCCATACAGAGATGAAAGACGTAGGCGCAATGAGCCGTATTGAAATTCTTACTGGATTAGATAACGCCAAACACTCTGTAAATGGATTAGGAGCGCTGACGTGGGATTTGTAGGAACACTGCTGCCTTACCAGCCAGAGGCTGTTGATAAAATGGTTGAGCGCAAAAAGATGCTAGTTGCTTATGACCTAGGCCTTGGTAAAACCGTTTTGACTATTGCTGCTATTGAGCAGCTGATGGACCAGGGAGATATCACTGAACCTGGCTTAATCATTTGTTTGTCTAGTCTTAAGTATCAGTGGCAATCATCTATCACTAAGTTTACTAACGGGTCTAACGCCCTTGTAATTGATGGCACACAAGAACAACGTAAGCGTCAATATCAAAAGGCTTTAAAGTGGAAAACCTATGGGGTTGACTACATCATTATGAACTATGAGCAGGTAGTTAATGACTGGCAGTATGTAAGCAAGCTGCCTCGTGGATTTGTTGTGTTGGACGAAGCAACTGCAATTAAATCATTTAAATCAAAGCGTTCCAAGGCGGTTAAGAAATTAGCTACTTGTGAATATAGGTTTGCTCTCACCGGTACACCTATCGAGAACGGAAAGCCAGAAGAACTATTTAGCATTATGCAGTTTGTAGATGAAGGCGTCCTTGGCAGATTCGATAAGTTTGATATGACCTTTATTGTGCGTAATGCCTGGGGTGGGGTAGAGCGCTATAGAAACCTACCTACATTGCATGAGCGAATGAAAGAAGCGTCTGTTCGTAAAGCGCAGAGTGACCCAGATGTTGCGCCTTTCCTACCAGCCACTATCCATAAAGACCCTGTGTACGTAATGATGGATAGGAAGACCGCTAGTCTTTACAAACGGATTGCGGATGATTTGTTGCTAGACCTAGATAATGCACAGACGCTGTTTGGCAGCTCCTTTAATGTGCTGGCTCATTACGGGTTTGAAAAGTCTTGGGGCGGCCCTGCGGACGAACTACGCGGACAATTGATGTCTAAGATAGGCTGCCTTAAAATGCTTACTTGCTCCCCAGAGCTTTTACAGATTAGTGCTGAAAAGTTCCGTGCCGGTAACGGGCAGGGCTCAGCATACGCGGCTCAGTTAGATGACGAAGGCCTGTTGGATAAGCTACCTAATACAAAGTTAGAAGTATTTATTAAATACGTAAAAGACTTCTTAGACCAAGATGAGAAGAACAAACTGGTTGTATTTTGCTCATATGTAGATATGGTAGATATTATCGCTGACCGAATTGGCAAAGATATAAGCGTTACATATACCGGACAACTAGATGCTAAGACAAAGGAAAAACACAAAAATGCTCTTAATAATGACCCTAATACTCGTGTTTTTATTAGTTCAGATGCTGGTGGTTATGGAGTTGACTTACCATCCGCCAACATGCTTATCAATTATGATTTACCTTGGTCTTCTGGCCTTGCTATTCAGCGCAATGGCCGCATTCGCAGGGCTTCTTCCAATTGGAAAAC